TCAATTCACCAGCAGTTGACACTTCTGCTTTAAACACAGCAAATTGTCCTTTGCCTGCAAGATCAGCAATCCTTACTTCTGGTGGTGAAGAATAATATTCACCAGCATTATCAATACTAATACTGGTAACCTCACCATTAGTAACAATTGGAGTTACTGTGCCATTTCTGCCAGATACAACTTCAACTATAGGTGTATCAATATAACTTCCTGCTGTAGTAATACTAATTGATTCAACTACCTCACCAGCAAGATTTGCAATTGCTTGATTAGCAACACCATTAACAAGAATGAATGGTGGTTTCTTATAACCATTACCTCTCTTGTTAACAACAATATTTTGAAGAGGTCCATTGAGAATCACATCTTCATCTTTGTAACTTAGGAAAGGAACTCCATTTGTGGCAATACCAACGTCTCTAAATTGAGTCTCATAAGACTCAGTAGTTGAGATAGGTTTCTTTCTTAAGATCTTAAGATGCTTTTGATCTGCTGCATCAGCAGGAAGTGTGCCAATACTATGAGATGGGAATCCTGAAGAAGCAATATAATAAGTATCAGCATCCTCAAAGATTGCAGATACATTAGAAACTAAATCACTTACAGCAGGTGGAGTTCCACCAATAGTCCATCTAAGATTATTTTGAGAATCAAAGATTCTAATATCATCCGTGAGGAATCCTGCATCGGAAATATCTACAGAATCTCCTGTAGATGAATATGGAAACTTAGTTTCTGCTTCTAGATTGTATACAATACCGTATACTAATAACTCTACACCATTACCACTTACATTAGAACCAAAGAATACAGGATCTCCATCGTTGTATACACCATTACTGGTCCTAGATTTAATAACGAATTGATTTACATTCTTTTCTTCATAAGAAAATACTTCATTACCAACAGTAAACGTACCTTCATTTTCCCAACCCATTGTGGAAAACACATTAACTCTATCACCAACACCTAATCCTGGTGAAATATTTTTGGTTAATTTAGTTCTAGCAGCAACTGAAAATTCACCATTAATACTTCCGTCTGCTAAAATTAGTTCATATAAATCTTCACCATCAAACTTACCAGAATACTGAACGTTATCTACAATAGCAGAAGCATATTCACCAGTAGTTTGTGTGATCTTTCTACCAATAAGATCGTTAACGTTACCTGATAAAACCTTTGCCTTGATTGAATAGTTGCTAATCCAATTAGAATCTGATGGTTTTAAGGTATGTTCTCTTGGATATAAAACTTGTGGTTCTGGATCATCGTCAACAAGACATTTGAACAAGAACTTAATTGATTGATCAGTACCTTTCGCTTTGTAGAAAGAAGTAATGTTTTTGATAAGTGTTCTCTTATCAACATCACCTTTTAAATACTCTTCAGGGAAATTATCTAGATATTCCTTTTCAAAACTTTTTACTAGAGAATATAAGAAAAGATTGCTGATATTCTGTACAGTAGAACCAGAAATATGATTGTCTGCTTGAGTAGTTACAAAAGTACTCTTCTCATATAAATCACCAATAGTCGTGTTTCCACTAACACCACGACTTACATCTAAAAACTGAGTATCAGTTCTTTCTCTATAAAAACAAATCTCATCATCAATTTTGATATAACCACCATTCTTGGGGAATGAAGTCGCATCAACAACACTAATTGTAGTGTCTACATTTTGAACATACGCAGATGTAGTAGTTGACTGTTTTAATACATTCTTCTCATAAAAATCAATATCACGATACTGTTGGAGATTACTAATAATATCCAACGGTTGACCTTGAATTTCAATCTGCTCATAGTACTTTTGTATGAACTTAGTAAAAAGTTCATACTCTTCGTTGATGAAATCAGGTAATTGTGACTCAATTAAGAATGAGATTTTATTCGCAGTTTTAGGCACTACTCTTTATACGCAACGAATTTACTGTTTGATACATCTACAGATAGATACATCTCACGTTTTACTTCAATATCCTTATTAGCAGGTTTGACACGCAATTCAATACGATTGTCAGTAAAACTACCTTTTAGGATAGTGAAGTCATAAATTTTAATTTCACCTGTGTCATAATTAACATCACCAACAGAATCATTCAAGACAATTTTGTCGCCAGTGATAGAATCTAGTCTATATAGGACTAATTTGCCACTTCTATCTTCAAGATATGAAGTATAAGTAGGGTGCTCAAAGACAGTCATACCAGTAGATGAAACTACAGGATCATCACAATCTTTTAGGAATGCATTCTTGTAACAAATTTCATAGTATGTGGATGCATTTATTTGTGCAATAAAATCTTTCCTCATAGTAACAGTGGTATCATTTGAATTGATAGCACGTTCAGAACCATCAATGACACCAACGAATTTTGAATATCTAAACTTACCATTGAACTTTTCTGTTCCTGAGGTAGTCAAATAGTTTTGTACAGCAGATGATACCTTTGAAGCAATATCTGTAGATAGTAACTGAGTCTTAGTGCCATCAAAGTATACACTTGTATTCAATTCTACGTAAAGAATAGAGGGATCAACAAATTCTGGTCTGATAGAGGCAACAGTGTACTTCTTAAGTTCAGTTTTTAGTTGATTCTTTGTAAAAGTTGAAAGAGATGCCGCTTCTGATGGTTTTACTGAAATAAAGACTTTACCATATGCAGGTGGTTCTTGATCTTCTCCTCCAAATACAATAATATCGCTAATAGCAGGATAGATCTTCCGCACAATTGCAGAATAGTCATTACTTGTAACTGCTCTATTTTGTGAGCCAAAGTATTTTGGTGCATTATATTTAATTTTAGAGACTGATTCTATACTTGCACCTCCGCTTGCTGCGGAAGTTGTTGTTAAATCTGATACGGAAAACGGAACTCCTAGTGAATTTCCATCACCATCTACAACAGATCCGTTAAAAATGAAGTTGTTAGCACCATTAGTAACAGGTCCATTAGTAGCAACGTATGAAATTTCTACTATATTTTGATTGCCAAGTTTCTTTCCTAGTACGCCATCACCAAAAAAGATCTCATATCTCTCATCTTCAATTTCACTAATGAAGTATACAGTATCATCTGCACCTACTTCTAAGATATTTTCTGCTTTTTCAAAAATAGTCTCTACTGTAGAATTTGCATTTTCAAATACTTTAACAGTAAGTGTGCTAGTATCAGCACCATTGTTCTCAATAATAAATCTTTGATTCTTAAGTGAGGTATCTACAAGTGTTTTTGTATTAATAAGAGTACCTTCATAGATGGGAAGATCCTCAAAAGTAACAGTGCCGTTGACAACTGGTTGTTTATAATCTTCTTTTACTACGTATTGATACAGAGAACCGTCATAATTTGTAACAAAACCACCACCTCTCTTAAGAATTACATTACTAGGTGCATTGTTAGGGAAGAATAACTGCAAATCAACTCCTGCTTTTGGAGAAGTTATTGATTTTGGTGCATATCCTAACTGTTTCGCTAGTGCTACCACATTGTCTCGTAATGTAGATGAGTCTAGGAACAGTTCATTGACTACCATGTTGGCGTTAAACGCCGTGTAGTACGTGTTATATGCCAATACATCAATCAATTGACTAATGACCGATCCTTCAAAGTCATAGTCAGTAAATTCTGTCTCTGCCCTCATGTATTCTTTGAGAGCAGTTTTAATATCAGCGAAGTCTAAGTTATTTACTTGGGTATATGGCATTATCTCGTCCTTGCAAGGAAGAATTCTATGTTGGTGGGTAATACATCAGAACCTGTGATTGCATATTCCATGGTTACCATGAAACCATTATCTTGATAATTTGGTTTCACATCAAGTTTAGATACTGCAATACGTGGTTCAAATGTATTCAATGTATATAGAATTGAGTTCTTGATGATAGCACACGTTGCAAAATCTAAAGGTTCAAATAATTGACTTCTAATATCAGAACCATAGTCTGGTTGAAACAGACGCTCTCCTCTATTTGTCAGTAAAAGATTAATAATTGCTTGCTTAACAGCAGAAGCATCCTTACTAACAACTAAGTCATTAGTAACAGGATGCTTCTTAAAATTAATATTAATGTCTTTGAAAGACAATCTGCTCGCCATTTACCGACAATATACGAAGTCAGTAGTTATTTAGCGACTTTTACTTAACTGAATAGAACGTGTACTTCAAGAATAACTCTTCTCCCTTGCGAATAGGACGTATTGTCTTCACAAAGTAAAAGTTCTCCTCACAATATTTCACGCAATTTGGATCATCTGAGTGATTGAGGAACCCACCTAGGGGAGTCCTATAGATCACTTCATCTACAATTACATGTGACATACCCAATACATCACCAGCAGGGATATTCTCTTTAGCGAAAATACCCTGCCCTGCAACCATACTATCTTTTACATGTAGTCTATTTGGTAATGCTTGATACATTTCAATTACTAAAATACTCTAGATCTTTATTTCCTGCCGAAATACGTGAAAACTTAACTGCAATTGTATAACGATACTTGTCTCCAATCAATGCTTGTGGTTTTGCACAATGAGGAATACTTCCATCAAAAATACAAACACGACCAGGTACATATGGATTCAAGTATACCAGTTCAGATCTATCCTCTTCGTAGAACGCCGTCTCGCCGCCCCAGTTGGGTTCCCAATGACGATTGGGATAAACTAGCATGGTGATCACTTGCTTTGGTCTAGGACCATCTACGTGGATCTCATGGGAATCATTAACCAGTCCACAGTTAACATATGCATTATCAAATTCATGCTCTTCAGGATCAATAACTTGATTGAAGTTTGCTACACGATCATTATCATGAAAAATACACTTCAAGATATTATCATCAGGAATATTTGCTACTCCTTCTGTGTCAATAGTTTCTTTTTTCCCACAATCAGGACACAAAGATCTTCGGAGTGCATGACCCTCCTGATCCTGTGCAATTAACTTAGCCATATTAATTTGTGGGAGATCGGCACGTAGACGACGATCAGTAATATTTTGAATATCAAAATTACTTACATTACATACCTTGTACTGCAAACTAATACAATACGTATACAATGCATCCATCTCGCCAGCGGTAAAAGCATCATCTATAATAGTAATACTTCTATCTTCATCTACGTCAATCTTATTGATTTTCATAATCCTTTAGAGTTTTTCGGTGTTTTCGCTCGGAGACCACGCTCCTAAATGTCCTCTACAATCTTTACATTGTAGATACTTTTCTCCATAACACGTTGAGTACGTCGGGCAAAATGAAAATCTAGTCTCTTCTTACCCCAGTACAGACCGACAAGCCATAGTGTAAGGACGGCACCTTCCCAATATCCGATGTCCATCCAAATCTTGTAAATCCATTCCATTACTTGCCTTGACCTCTGTAACGTTTCTTCTTAGCGTTACGACTAGTCGCAGATAGTTTCGTATTCTTTGAGTTACCCTGACGTGTCGTCTTAGGGGTTGAAGGAACATAGGTTCCACCTTTCATCATCATAATTCAATACCAGTTGGTTTAATACTATTATAACATGCAGACTATTCTTCTGCAACCTCTTCTTCCTCTATTTCATCCTCTGCTGTGTCTGCAAAAACATTTGGAGAATATTCTATTACAGGATTCTTAAAATCAACCACATCGCCAAACAATGATAGTGGTTTACCTTCCACTAGAACTGTTGGAGAACATGGTCCAGTGATCGGTTTACCTGCGTTGGTTACACAGACAGGTGGAAACCCTTCGGCATATGGCATTGTGAGATCTCCCAACCTTGCCGCTGCCTTACCATTAATTAGGACTGTACCCTCAGGTCTCGGTGCTAATGGAATGGTACCAGGTGCATGACATGGTTCGGTTGTCTTTACTAGGTCTCCTGATCGGACGGTTGCTGCCATCTTAGTCTGTACTTATGAACGTTTTCTAGTGCTTCCACATGTCTATGTAGGTAGTCTAGTGTTGTTGCAATAGTCTCGTACTTCTCAGAGTTCGGACGCTTGTACATCAATTGGGGACTCTCCAGCGATAAGATCCTCTGCTCCAAGTGGTTCAACCTCTCGGACAACGACTGGAGTGACTGATTCAACGCTGCTATGTGTGATTGGTGTTCGGGAGTCATTATCTCTTCCTGCAAATCGCTTTGCGGCTGCATTTTCAAATTCATCGCAAAACTGGTCAAAGTTATCTAGAATACTATCAATATCCTCTGGTTCAA